AGAATCGTAAACGCGTTGGTAGAGGCTGAGTCTACCGTAATCTGTTGAGTCGGAATAAACGCCGAAGTCAAAAAGTTAGTCGCGTCACCCGCTGAGATTGAATACAAGAACTTCCAACGGTACCCGTCTGAAGTTTTAAACGAATGATTCGCATTTGCTGCAGCGTTAGTATAACTCGGCTTCACGGTTGAAGCAACAGCAGCACCGGTGGCAGACTTACCCTGTTGTAAACAAATATAAACCTCGTTGTCTTCAGTTAAAACATAGTACGGGTTTGTTGAATAGCCAACCTGTTTATCGTTCCAAGCATCGTATGTCGTGCCAGACGTCCAGTTATTACGAGCTACGACAAAGGACTGCGCCGTAACTTTCTTAATTGACTCCATATTGCCTCTAGCAATTCTGTCGTCAAACTGATGTCTTAATGGCGTAATGGTAGTATCAGAAGAATCATACTGATCCGTCTTACCGATACCAATATAAAATTCATTCGCATCACTTGCGTTACCAAGCTCAGTAAAGAGATCTTCAGCGATCTTATGTTTAAATGCGTCTGTTACAATTGCAGTCATCTTTTAATCCTTACGCCAATGTCGTTACGCTCTGGTTGCCAATTAAGAACCAATTTGATCCATCCCAGATACACTGGGCTGCTTCGTTTTGAGCAATGGCAAAACTCGTTGTACCACCTGTACTCACAAAGTTTGTAGGTGATATTGTCGCGACACCAGCTCCTTTGTTTGTAAAGATCTTCATCTCACCTGAGTGAGTGCCATCGGCCAAAGTAAGAGCGAGAGCAGATCCTTTATTACATATAATGTGTGTAGCGTTATCTGACGCAGCCACCGTACCGTTTGCTGTTTTTTCCAAAGACTTAACAGAAGCTTTATTAATCTCAACAGTACCGGTTCCTTTACCAGCAATTTCCATCTTAACGTTAGTACCAGAACTATTCGCAGCGATTCGAATTGGGTTTGCTGCAATAGCGTGCTGAATGTTGAAATGGTTGATACCAACGCCTGAACCATTCTTTGATAGAAGAAAGATCTCGCTTCCGTCTGAGTCTTGAAGAGAACTACCAAGCTTTGCGTCAGTAATCAAGGGGTTAGTTATAGTTTTATTCGTAAGAGTTTGTACAGCTTCGTTTAATGTTACTACACCATTTGAATCCGGTAACGTGATCTTAACATCAGCACCTACGTTACTTGCAACCAAACGAGTTTCAAACGCATCAGCAGTAGCACCTTCAAATACTACAGCACTATCTTCTAAAGTTATTTGTGCAGACAGGTTATCGCTATCGCCACCAAGTAGACGATAAACCTCAACGAAATTTTCATTTATCTTTTCACCAGCGGTCCGAAGAGTATCTCCAGTACCGTCGTTGGCTGATGATCCGATTCCTATATTTTGTCTTGCCATTTTCTAATCCTGTTTCTCTTATTTATATCGCAGAATCTGATGAAATTCGTGTAAATACATCATTGTCCATTGTTTCTACCGTCATAGCAAAGTCTGGTCTACCTGTGTTAGCGCTGTCATCAAATCTGAACGAGTTCGGATTGACCAAGGTCTTAATATCATCGTAGTATTTAACGAACAAGTTAGCCGTGAGATCTGAATCCTGTGAGTATCTAAGAATCTCAGCCTGCTTAAAGTCGATGCGGAATTGTACACCATCACTAGAATCTTGCAATCCTGTTGTTTCTCCAAACCCGGTGCCAAGCAGAGACAAGGCCGGCGCTGCGGGCTCAACCGTGAGAGCCAATTCTTCAGAGTCAAGTGGGTCGTGTGTAACTACGACTATTCCTGGATCTGCGGTTCCTGATAGAAGAACCTCACCGGCAAAATTAAATCCAGCCGGATGAACAAATCTCTTATATAACAACTCGTAGTCTGAGACTGAGATACCAGATTTTATCAGTATCGATAAAACCTGAAACACGTTGTTGTCTTGAATCTTTTTAGCAGACTCGAATCCGATACGTGAATCTGCTACGATAAACATGTCTCTTTTACCGTACTGTACATCAACTTCTTGTCCAAAGAATCCTCTAAAGAATCCTTCGGCCGAGACTCTACCGCCTTTCTGCTGGTAAAAGTTACCAAGCAGTCGAGCCATGAGTCTTGGTTTTTCAAAGAAACTCGCTCTTGTGAGACCGTTACCAATCTCACCAATAATCTCATCAAGTAAACTTAAGTCAACTTCAGCCGCGTCTCTCGAAGCAAACAAAGCTTGAGTCTGATGATGAAAGTTATTATCGCCTTCGGCACTATCTAAGAACTGATTATATTTTTCTAAGAAAGTTACAAGAGTTGAGTTATCCTCAATGTAGTACTCAGGCAAAACTTGAGTCGAGAACTCAGTAGAGACAACCGGATCTCTTCTATTTTTTTCTACCTTCATTCATCCGGCCTATACTGTTAGAGTCGTTTCTGTGTTTTGTTGATCGATAGTACCAATCGCAATGTTCTTAGTATTATCCACATTAAAGATATAATTTCTTAGAGGTTTAATCGTTTCTTGGTTAGCGGGAACCGCTGAGATTTTTATTGAACCTCCGGTGATCGCTGAGAGAGTTGTTCCAAATCCATTTAGTTTTATTGAACCATTTGATTCGTCGTAAGTTCCTACGTTATCAACAACAATAGCTTCGTTAGTTTGATCAAAAACTTCCATGATGTTACTTGATAATCTATTTCTCAAGATACACGTATTTCCACCGAACGTAAACGTAGAAGAAGTTATAATACGATTTACGTCATCAGGCGAAGCGATAAGCATCGGGAAATCAATCGTGTAATCCGCTGTTGTATTCAGCGATGGAGTAAAGGATCGTTGAACCTTTACGGTTGCAGCTGAGTTGAGAACAGCTGGAGAAAGAGCATCAATGGTAGCAAGCAGTGCTGACTTTCTGAACGTCTTATTGAATGTTCCAAGATTGTCGGTAAAGAAAGTACTGACAGCAGACCTGATGTTTTCTTGCTGCGTTTCAAGAGTCGTGCTCGTAAGATCTGGATCGAAATCAAAAGTCACTGTCACCTCAACCAGCGCAGTAATCGGATCTACAAATTCTGTGTCAATAGACATAATGGCGAGATTATCAGTTATATCATTTCGAATCGCGTTCTTAGTAGTCGTTTGAACGTCAGACGTAATACCGTCTTTAAAGTCTAGAGATACGTATACACTACCTGTTTCTTTTGGAATGTTATCCTCACCACCCCAAGCTGCTACGGCATCGATAACATTAGAGAACCTTTGTAAAATAATAGCCCTATAATCCTCGGCCGTTACCAGTCTTTGTTGAGAGGCGAAAACAATTGGTGCGTTTATCTTAATAGATTCTATCGATTCTTTTTCTGATCCACCAGCTGAATTTGACACGACCGTAACTGTTGGAGTAACCGTTGTCGAGCCAATGGTGAGTGTTGAATCAGCAGTAAACGCAGATATTCCATTTGCATCCTCTCCGTTTGGTGCTATGTAGGTGACTTCAATCTTGTTTCCTGAAGTCGGATTTTTTCCTAAGACGTTTCCTTCACCAAAGAGCAATTCAAAGAATCCGTTCGGAGTTTCACGCACAATGAATACCGTAGATTCTGGAGTGATTCTTACGGTGTTCTCGATATCTGTGTAAGTTGTGAATGAACTTGATGATACGGTATCAAAAACTTTAACCTGTAGGGTTCCTTTATCTACGTTAACATCTGGTATGACATATACTTGATTTTCTGTGATTTCACCTACGATAAAGTTTTTGGTTTTTCTTGTTCCTTCTTTGATGGTAATGTTTGATAGACCATTGTCGTCCTTAAAAGCAAAGTTACCTGATCCATCATTCGTCGCGGTAAATGCTTCAGTGGTTTGAAAAGTAAACGACGTGTCGCCAAGTGTACCAGTAAATTCTGTATTCCTAGGAAGTACAGCTGATGCGGTAACGGTATCCGAAGTCGCTGCTGTAATAGTAACAACAGCGGATGAGGCTGTCTTTGACGAAGCGTAATAACCTAGTGTTTCTGCGTGTGAGACGACCGAGGATCTCAATTGTGCAGATTTTAAGAATGACTCGTTAACCGCAAAGTTAGCTGTTAGACCATTGAGATGAGTGTTATACGCTAAGACATCTAAGATATTCGAGAGGCCTGATGCATCAAAATCGTAATCAGCAAATTCCGGCTGAGCTTGAAAAAATGTTTTTAAGTTTGACTTGATCGTATCAAAATCAAGATCGGAAGATCTTATAACAGCCATTACCTTGCCCTCACTAGGTCTATTACTATTTCTTGTGTTTCAGCCACGTTTACTACTTGAAATTTAACTTTTACGGTCACGGTATTTTGATCAGGCTTTATGTCTGCTATAACCTGGCGTAGTATCGCACGAGGTTCGTGATTCGCTAAAGCCTGTGCCACCGCGTCCTCTATATCTTCATTATCGAACTCTGTATCGAGATTAAATAAGAACGCATTTAAGTTTCCACCAAAGAATGGTTCGAATGGTTTATCACCAAAGTTAGTTAGCAGTAGATTCTTGACTGCCTGTTTTACCGCCGCGGCATCGTTCTTCTTAAATACGTCATTATTCGATTTTCTAGCAAACGTTAGATCGATGTCACTATAGGTTTTTGATCTGCTGGTAAGAATACTAGCAGTTTGTAGGTTACCATCTTCTGTCGAAAATACACGTGCCATTTATAATTCCTTTGAACCTATTTATACTGATTATCCGCCAGCAAATACGTTAGATGAACCAGTTGCAACTGAAGTACAAGCAGTTACGGCGTCTCCAATTCTACCACAGCCTCTATTATTTATGAATACAGTAGTTGAGCCAGTAGTTATTGGTGCTTGATGTAGTGGACAAGGAACTCCAGGTAGTAAATGAGGAGTGTTATTATCTCCTTGTCTTGATATTCCTGTTCCATTAACAAATACATCAGGACTTTTATCAAGTCTTCTAGGTGTAGAACAATGTACTACATCCGCGTCAACAGCATCTCCTCTGCATACAGCTGGCATTATTTTCTTTCCCGTTTCATCAGTTCTTTTAATTTTTGATTAAATGTTTCAATCAATTTATGTTCTTCTTCAGTATGTGGTGGTTCTGGCCATTCCGGTAGATAACTTATTAAATTATCAAAACTTTTAGGTATATCATTATAGTTATCGTATTCTAAAAGTTTATCATTTTGCAATATTATAAATTTACCATTCATTAGTTCAGGTCAATCCTTGCTGCGTCAACATCTAAGTTCTTAGTTATTGTTGTTGTTTGATTACCCTCGAACGTTTCAGTTACATCACCTTTTACTGTAACATTCATGTTACCATTGACTGTAATATCTAAATCACCGGTGATATAGACTTTATCATTACCGTGTACTGTTTTAAATCCATTTTTATGATGAGTGACTACATCTCCGTTTGGATGCATTTCAACAAACGAACCTGAACGATGATAGATGTGAATACGTGAATTGTCAGCAGTTTCATTGCCATCATCATCAGTAGTAAATGAATCATCAATCTCTATTACGTGGCCGCGGGGTGTTTCATAAACAAAATTCTTTGGATAAACCGCAGCGTACGGAGAATCAGGTTCGTCAAAAGGTTCACCATTTGCTATCTTAGTTGGATCAGTATCTTGTGTTACTTTTCTTTCAGCTAAAGTATTTGTACCACGTGCAAGTTGATTCGTAGATCGATCTCCGTCAGATTCAGCTTCGTATTTTGGCATGGAACCAAGAATCAAAGGTAACTGAGAATCTGGACCATCCATAAAGATACCAAACACCCGAGCACCAGGTTGTATGCCTAAGATATTTCCTAATCCATTTGTTCCACCCTGAGTTACAGGCACTACTGTCTGTGCCCAAGGTAGATTCTCGGCCGGTATCTCTACTTCGTTGTCTTGGTGTATGCCTATGATTCTTACACGTGCACGACCCATTTGAAGTGGATCGTTAATATCGGTAACGTTACCTACAAACCATCTAATCTGATCTCCGTAGTAATTCATCATTTTGTTACTCTTTTCATGTTACCGATCTTTACACAGTTCATCGTAATATCGTACTTGTCTATAGTTTTCTTAAACATATGTCTTGCGGAATAGATCAAGTAATCACCAGACTTTTTCTTATCTTCCTTATCCTCAGCATCGGCATGCGTTGCTTGCAACGAGATATAGATATTGTTACCAACTGTTTTATGGAAGTCACCTTTAATAAATTCTAATCCATTAAGGTTTATTGTAAGAGGGTTCTTCTTCAATATGGTGTCCATTGTGTATTTAATTACATTTAGTTTGTATTCTGCTCCAGTTTTATATTCGCTGTAAGAATTATTCCAACCAGTATACTCGCTTGGATCATCTCCTTCGTTTTCTACATCTTCATCTCTAAAAGCCATAGATCCACCAACATAGGTAGACTTCATGTTCTTATAAGTGTCGATAGTTTTATCGTTGATAACCTCACCGAAATCAATTGAAGGATTAGGTTGTCTTTCAGATAAAATATCGTCATGCACTAATTTTTGAAATAAATCAGTTCTAGAATTGTAGTCAAACGATCTCGTGTTTTCTGTTAACGTATCAATGTATTCAAATTTAGAACTAATTAAAGCCTTACGAATTAAATTAAGCAAGTTTTCTTGAGAGTTCATTTCGTGGTTTTCAATGACTCTTCTTTGAGCTAAAACATTTGTAGTGTCTTGTGCTTTTACCGAGGACACCGTAAAGTTTGGATCTTTATCTCCTGAGTTTAGAGCTGGTCGTAAAAGAATGTCGCCTAAATTTTCCATTCTCAATTCGTTGCCAACCAATGTTGAATAAAAATAAAAAGGATAGCCACGATTCGAAACTGCTTTTTTGTTCAACCACAACATAGCTTCGATTGGATGCATGTTAGGCACGATGACTTCTATAATGTTCTTATCACTGCCAGTTACAGTAACTGTCTTATCTAAAAAGTTACTTGCGATTTTCGTTATTATTTCAGAGATTTGACCGGTGTAATGCCTGTTAATATTCTTAAGTGATGAGATATAAAAGATGTCTTCAACTAGATGAATTGTTAATGTCTGCGCGTTATCTTGAATTTTTTGAACTTTTTCTATTTTTGATATGAAAAAAGTTTTTGTAATTTCTACTGAATCTTCTTCTGAGTTACGAACACTTATCTGTATCTTTTCAGATCCTTGTAAGTCAGCGTCTTGGTAAAAATTAGAATCATCAACGACGAGAAGCCTACCAGTTAGATATGGTTTTTCAATATGCTCAAAAATCTCAAGATCAGTGACAATAGGTTCCATCTCAACTGACTCTGCGAGTCTGTTAGATACTAGTAATACTGATTTGAGTTCAAATCCGGATCGCTGTTGTGTCATCGTACGCTTAATGTTTCTCTAAAAGATCTTACAATTTCATTAACAAAATCAGGTCTAATTACTTTGATCTCGCTGTCAGCATCGTTTAGTCTCTCTAATCGATTCAAATAAGTGACCTCAGTCAATTGAGCTCCCGGCCCGACTTCTGGATCAATATCAACGTGTTCACCGGCCGAGTTTTCATAGTGGTGCGCAACATTATTTTTT